ATCGCATCAATTGATGATTTCCATAAAATTATAAATGAGGACCGCCCATTTGCCGCGGGTTTGCGCTGATTGGTATCGCATTCGCTCGGCTGGCGACCGTGGCGATATTCCTCTGATGTCCGCTACTGTTTTTGAAACCTTTCGGTTGGGGTCCCACCCGACAACTGGTGCCAGATCACCAGACCAAAACCCGTCCCGGTTGGATGACACCGAGCTTGCTCACGAATTTCTTGAAGTTACACGACGAATCGGTTGCCCGTGAGCGGATCCGAACGAATCTCGTTGACTGGGCTACCGATGTTATGGCGTTTTCTGGGCTCACGCCTGCGGCGCATCATCGATTTTTACTGGATAATCTTAATCAGGTCAGCGAAGGCAAAGTCAAACGCCTGCTCGTTCTGATGCCACCGGGCAGTGCGAAATCCACCTACACTTCTATCGTTTTTCCGGTCTGGTGGTTCATGCAACATCCGCGGTCGTCGGTGATCGCTGCATCCCATACAGCCGGCCTGGTTGAGCATTTCAGCCATCGGATCCAGGCCTTGATTGACGAACATCGTCAAAGGATCGGCTTTGGTCTCCTGAATGACGATCGCTCAGCCTCACATTGGCAAACCAGCGCCGGTGGCGAGTACTTCGCTGTGGGCGTCCGGGGAGCCATAATTGGACGCAGAGCTGACCTCGCAATTATCGATGATCCAATCAAGTCGATGGATGAGGCCGACAGCCCTAAACATCGCCAGCATGTTTGGGACTGGTACACGGCGGATCTAACGACTCGACTGAAGCCCGATGCGCGGATCGTCATCGTTATGACAAGATGGCATGAACAGGATCTCGGAGGGCAACTGATCGCCCACGGATCCGACGATTGGCGGGTTCTTCGATTGCCCGCAATAGCGGAGGACCACGATCCCGTCGGAAGGCCGCCGGGCGCACCACTATGGCCCGAATGGGAATCTCTCGACGCGCTCCACAAGAAGCAGACGGTGTTGGGAAGCCGTATCTGGTCTGCATTGTTTCAACAATCGCCGCATTCCCCGACAAGTCGGCTTTTCAAGGTAGACCAGATTCGTTCATTGCCCGAACAACCATCGGATCGGGTGACTTCCGAACGAATTGTTCGCGCATGGGATCTTGCTGCAACCCCTGATTCTGCCCATCACGATCCGGATTGGACCGTTGGGTTGAAACTGGTGCTCGATGAAGGTGGGCAATATCTTGTGGAACATATCGTGCGCATGAGAGGAAATTCCCGAGCCGTTCAGGATGTAATCCTGGAAACCGCTCGCTCGGACGGTCATTCCGTTGTCATTAGCCTTCCGATCGATCCCGGTCAGGCAGGCAAGAGCCAGATCGCGCAACTATCCTCGCTTCTCGCCGGCCACCGAATTTACACCTCACGGGAACAGGGCTCGAAGCTGTCCAGAGCGTTCCTGGTCGCCGCACAAATCGAAGCAGGCAACTTTGCAATTCGGATCGGTCCGTGGAACCACGCATTCATCGATGAGCTGGTTTCGTTTCCTCAGGGTACAAAGGATGACCAGGTTGATGCTTTGTCCCGCGCGTTCATGACTTTGGTGGACTTCCCGGCCACCAGCCGACGACTGTTCGTACCATTCAATATTCGTTGAAACAGGCGCGGGTATCCGAGTAGTCACATGTTCGACACAATATGCCAATTGATCGCACGCGATCCCGATTATCCACCCCGCACGTCCATTCTCGACACATTGACCCGGGTCCTGAATGGGCAGGTTTACGATGTGCTGCCTTACGATTTTCATGATGAGCGCAGCGCTGCCGGAGAGTATATTCCTCTCAGGAAACGCAGGCCATCCGTTCGCTACCCGCTGTGTCGCATTGTTGTCGAAGATAGCGTCTCGCTGCTGTTCAGTGAAGGGCATTTTCCGACCATAGATTGCCCAGATCGGGTGATGCAGCGATCACTCGCGAGCATCGTTCGTGACTCGCATCTCAACCTTGTGATGACCGAGGCGGCCGTTCGAGGATCGGTTGGATCGGTAGCAATCCTTATGAGAGTTCTGGACGGACGGATCTTCTTTCAGGTGTTGGATTCAATATATCTCACGCCAACCTGGAACCCAAAAGAACCTGATACAATTTTAACAGTCATTGAACGCTATAAGGTGTCGGGAGCCCAGCTGTTAAGCAACGGATATGACTTAACCGACCCCACCGTCGATTATTGGTTCCAAAGATCATGGGACAGTTCCGCCGAAACCTGGTTCAATCCATCACCCGTAACCGAGGATCACGCCCCGGTAGTCGATGTCCGACGGACCGTCCGCCACGGGCTCGGCTTCGTGCCGATCGTCTGGATCAGGAACCTTCCTGGTTTTTCTTCGACCGGAGACGCCAATGATGGAGCCTGCACCTTCCGGCCTGCTATCGAAACGCAGATCGAAATAGACTATCAGCTGAGCCAGGCTGGCAGGGGCTTGAAGTACAGCAGTGATCCGACCCTGTTGTTGAAAGAACCGATCGGAACCGATGGTGACATCATCAAAGGCGCCGGGAATGCGCTGGTTGTCAGTGAAAAGGGCGACGCCCGGCTGCTGGAAATTGGTGGGACCGCTGCGGCAGCCGTGATCGACTATGTTCGTACACTTCGCGAATTCGCGCTGGAAAGTATACACGGTAATCGCGCGAGCCCCGATCGCCTCACCACCGCTCAGTCCGGTCGCGCCTTGGAGCTTATGAACCAAGGGCTGCTTTGGCTCGCGGACAATCTCCGCATTACGTATGGCGAAGTGGCGCTACTGTCCCTCGCTCGGATGATTGTCCGTGCATCATCGCGTTATGCTCTGCGAGCGGCGGGAGAAAATCTACCACCTATGGATCCAGCCGTATCATTATCGCTGAAATGGCCCCGATGGTATCCGACGTCCGCAGCGGATCGGCAAATGGATGCAACAACTCTGCAAACACTGATGCAGTCCGGCCTGATTAGCCGTGCGAGCGCCGTAAGTGCAATCGCGGATACTTACGACATCGATAACGTAGCCGCCGAGTTGAATCAGGCCGCAGCTGATCAAAACGAAAGACAGCCAATTGAGTGAAGTACCGCCCGATACCGATGCACAAGAGAGCCCCGATGCCGGCCTGCAAGCCCGCTTGGAGAAACTGGAACGCGAAACTCAGGAAAATCGCCGTCTGAATGAGAAACGGCTGATTTTCGCGGAGCTGAAAGTCGAGGCGATGCGTGCCAATATGATCGATCTGGATGGCCTGCAATTCCTGGATATGAGCCAACTCCACCTGGATGAAGACGGGAATGTCGCCGATGGGGCAAACCTGGTCGCCCGTCTCAAACGTACCAAACCTTGGCTTTTTTCTACGCCATTATCCTCCAGCATTGCCAAAGTCCCGCCATCTGGCCCCATTCGTCAAAAGCTTGCGAGAGACATGTCCGATGAGGAGTACCGGGTTGCGCGGGCCAATATTGTCAAGCGGTCGGGACTCTGAACGAGACCTCGCCTTCAATTTAAATCATCAGACCATTTCCCTGACCAAAGGCTAAGCTTTCATGGGCATCCAAAATTTTCCTGCCGCTCTCCAGCCGATTATCCAGCAAGGCTTTTTGGAACGTGAGTTCGCGCAGGCTCTCGTATCACGCCTCGGCTACCGGGCTTGCGCAGATCGTGAAGAGATCGCCGTTGGAATTGGTGAAACGCTGACCAAAACCCGCGCAGGCCTGAGACCGGCAGTCACCGTCCCACTTGCGCCGTCCACAAACACCAACCTCGACAACGGCCTGACGCCCGGCAACTGGGGCGTGGAACAGTACACAATCACGATCAACCACTACGCGGCGACCATGGACCTCAATATGGTCACTTCCCGTGTCGGCATCGCATCGCAATTTCTGCAAAATGCATATACAAATGGCGAGCAAGCCGCCCGAAGCCTCGACGAAATTGCCCGCAATGTGCTGTTTGCCGCTTATTTCGGGGGCAACACGAGAGTTCGGGTAACTTTGGGGAGCCCAGGCACATCGCTTACCGTGGATGATATTCGCGGCTTCCAACAGGCGTTCGTCAACGGTGTTCAACAGGCGGTGAGCGCCTCCAATCCACTGACCGTAACGATCGGTGCCAATGTTTACACTGCGGTCGGTGCCGCCGCCGACGGCACCAATGTGTCGACCGCGTCGGGGGGAATCTCGGGGGTGCTGACACTTTCCGGGAACGTATCTGTGTCTGACGGCACCGCCGGTAATACGGTGCTTGCAGCAACGGCATCCTCGATCCTGCGCCCCGCCGGCCGCGGTAATACATCACTTATTCTGGCGACCGACACCCTGACCATGTCGTCGCTTCTGGACTCGGTCGCACGCCTTCGCCTGAATGCGGTCCCTGAAATTGACGGCGCTTACAATTGCCACCTGGATCCGATTTCCGCCCGCCAGTTGTTTGCCGATCCGGATTTCAAGCAATTGTTTCAAGGGGCTACGTCCGTAAACCAGGTGTTTCGCAAGGGCATGACCAACGACTTCCTTGGCCTGCGATTCATGCCGACGACCGAGGTATACGTCCAACCACATCCAACACTGGCCAACGTGATGATCCGGCGCCCGATCATCTGTGGTGCGGGCGCACTGATCGAAGGCGATTTCGCGGGGATGGCAGCCGAGGATGTAGCGCCAGCCGATTCGATCGTCACAGTGGTCAATGGTGTGGCCATGGTGACCCGTGAGCCAATTGATCGTCTGCAGCAGATCATCGCACAATCATGGTACTGGATGGGGGGATTTTGTGCTCCGTCCGATACCACAACAAATTCGACAACCGTACCTACTGCAACGAACGCGTCCTTTAAGCGCGCAGTCATCGTTGAACACGCCGGCTAATTCGAAAGGCACAGAATTTTGTCACTGGGAGCAGCCAATGCGTTTCAGCCCGCAGCGACGGTTGTTGTCGCATCCAGCACCACCTCCGCCAACGCTCAGCTTGCGGGAGGTGGCGAGTCGGTGCTTATCACAAACCCGACGGCATCGCTGCTCTACGTCAGGTTTGGTACCGACCCAACCGTGCTGGCGACGACAGGGGATACCCCGATTCTACCAAACAGCAAAATCCTGCTCCGATGCGGCCCGCTGGTGTCGTATTTCGCGACCATACTCGCTTCCGGCAGCGGCACGGTGATGTTCACCCGAGGCGACGGATCCAGCATTTGAATCCGCTGACCGACGCAGAAAGAATCGATGCGCGACGATATTGCGGCTATCCCGCCTATGGCGGATCAGCATCGGGTTTCTCATCCTGGCGCTTCTTCCAGGTTTATGGGCTGCTGGAATATCGGCTAAGCAATTTGGCAGACGGCGAACTCGCTGTGATCAGACGGTACCTGACAACGCTCACAGGCCTTGAAGTCGCGATTCCCGGTGCCTCGGAAAATCTTGATACGGATCAGGCTGCCGTATGGTCAAGAAACCCAAACGAAACCCGGGATCGTGAGCAACTCTTTGATAGTTGGCGAACCAGGCTTTGCGCGTTCCTCGGCATTCCACCTGGGCCTGGTCTCGGTTCCAACGCTCCCAACCTGATTGTCTGACATGGACGTGGACCGCTTACAGGATCGTTTGTACTGGGGATTGAACCGTGTAGCCAACAAGGTAGGACGGGTCACCGATGCATATCGCGCCAATGGTATCTCGAACCCGCTTGACCGGTCGAACCGATTTCTAAAATTGCGCGCAGCCTTCAGCCGCGGTGACGGAAGCTTTACTCAGCCAGTCGGCTACGAAAATGCGCTGTGGCGTGGATATTTCGACGGTTCCTATACGCGTGTCGGAGACTACCTGGTGCACCAGAACGAAGTTTGGTTCATCGCAGCTCAGCATAGTCTGTTGCCGATTCTTTGTGTCCGAACGAATTGTATCATATCAATCACGCGGCGAGTCACACCGACTACCGGCACTTCAATCAACCCAGTGACCGGAACCACATCGATCGCCGTCATCGCACAGTGGCCCGCCAGTGTGCTTGGCACCGGAACCGAAGGCCGGCCGTCAACCGGCCTTCCCGGAGACACAAGGATACCCAATGCCATTGCTCTCCTGCCAGGCACCCACGGGCAAATCCTGCAGCCCGCAGATGTCGTGACCGACGAACTTGGGAGAGCCGCAATAATCGTGGCCGCCGAACACAGCGATCTTGGATGGCGTCTCAATGTCCGCTCTGTGACAACCTGATGGCTGACCTATCAGACGTTGAGAACGCGCTGGTACTCCAGGCTACGGGTGCGTTATATCCAGAAGGCGTCACTCAGGTCAGCGTGGTTGGGACCACATGCCGGATATATCGCGGTTGGCCACTTACCGCATCCTTGAATTCGGATCTCGCCGCAGGCGTTGTCAATGTCACCGTCTTCCCGACCAGCAAGCGAGACGAGGTACCCGACCCGTACCTTGATCAACCTTATGCCACAAGTTCCCCCGCCAGTCTTATTGCCTCTGTTACTGGGCAAAGTGTGACATTCTCCGGGCTCGTTGAGAGCAAGCAGGTCGTCGGCCTATTGGTCGACGGAATACCATTTTCCTATCCGGTCGGTGTCAGCGATACCACCGACAGTATTGCGGCGAATCTGGCCGCTCCGATCGGTGCCACGCGCGCCGTGGCAATCTCGGGCTCGACGGTCACGATCCCCGGCGTCATAACGCTGATTGGCCGAGTGGTCGCGAATGGAAGCGTTTCCGAGCAATTGCGACGACAACGCCGGGAAATTCAGGTCAGTTGTTGGTGTCCGACGGCCGCATTGCGCGACACCGTTTGTCAGGCGGTCGACCTCGCATTGACATCGACGCCCTTTCAAGCGCTGACCGATGGGACAAAGGCACATATCCACTATGTGTCAACTCAGGTCTACGACCTGTCACAGAACGCGCTGCTTTTTCGACGCGATCTCTGCTACCTGTGTGAATATACCATTATTAGTGAAGCAGTCGCGCCGGCCATGCTGTTTGGCGACCTGGACCGCAACGGAAACAGCTCATTCAATTAGTCGCGGAGACGCCTGCACGGCTTTGAAACGCAGCCGGTTGGCATGCAATCGGTGCAAATCTATCTCCCTGTCTTGCTGACACATTGCGGCGTTTGCTGCTTTGCAACGACGAAACCTGGCGATCCTGGCTCTCGTCCGATCAACGGTGGTAAATGGGGACCTTGCGCAATCATTCCTATCACGGAATGTGAATGGGCACATTGAAAGTCCTGGTTGAAGTCGTGCAAAGGTGCGATCGCCGACGGTACACAACGAACTCCACTGGCGCCCACGCCGCGTGTTTGATCGCCCTGAATAACTGACGAACCTAACGGAATCACCATCATCATCGCATAACCGTAATCATCAAGGTTTATCACGAAATGCCAATCATTCAGGCGGGGTCGGTCAACAACACGGCACTGATCGTGCCAGACTTGTATGTCGAGATCGTTCCGCCTCAAAATCTGATCCTGAACGGGGTCCCAACAAATGTTCTCGGAGTGGTTGGTACGTCCACCTGGGGTCCCGTCAGTACTCCCGTCATCATGGGATCCATGTTGGACTACTATGCGAACTTCGGGCCCATCATGCCCCGCAAATTCGATATGGGTACGCAGCTCGCCACAGCCGTCCAACAAGGGGCGCAGGACTTTAGGGGCGTCAGGGTCGCTGATGGGACCGATACCTTTGCTTCTGCCACTGTGCCCGGCACTGCCCTGACAATCACCGCGCTCTATACCGGCACCCTCGGAAATCAGATTGCGGTCACGCTACAGCCCGGCTCGCAACAGGCCAGTTGGCGGCTAACTGCCACGCTTCCCGGCATCCAACCGGAGGTGTTTGATAACATCACCGGAAGCGGCGCAGCCTTTTGGTTATCGCTCGCAAGCGCAGTCAACACAGGCGCCGGCGTGCAACGTTCCGCATCCCGCCTGATCACTATCCAGCCCAATGGAAATACGAGCACGCCAACAAGTTTCGCTTTGACACTTGGGAGTGCGGCCTCCGGATCCGACGGCGCCGCCGGCGTAACATCGACCCGGCTTGTCGGGCAGGATACCGCAACCAGAACCGGGATGTTCGCCCTCAGAGGACAAAAGTGCGGCCTCGCTCTGCTTGCCGACGCGGACGATTCCAGTACATGGACAAACCAGGCGGGCTTCAGTCTTAGCGAGGGATTGTACATGATCCTCACTGGGCCGGCTGGTGACACGATGTCGAATGCCATAGCCGTCAAACAATCTGTTGGTCTCGATTGCTATTCCACGAAGCTTATGTTCGGCGATTGGCTATGGTGGTCCGATCAGGCGAATGGCTTGATCCGTCTTGTTTCTCCGCAAGGTTTCACCGCGGGTCGATTGGCGAATCTATCTCCGGAACAATCCAGCCTGAACAAGCCGCTCTATGGGGTCATCGGCAGTCAGGGATCCGGGCAACCGCAGTCCGGGGAGACATTGGCATACTCATCTGCCGCCCTGAGCGCGCTTTTTAGCGGAGGAATCGATGTCATCTCAAATCCTCAGCCAGGCGGCTCATATTGGGGAGTTCGAGGAGGTCTGAATTCGTCGTCGAACGTCGCAATCAATGGCGATAACTACCCCAGACTCACGAACTACATCTCACAGAGTCTTTCCGCCGGCATGGGCCAGTATGTCGGGCAGGTCATAACTGCTGCTTTGTTCCAAAATATACGCGGAACACTGCTTTCGTTCCTGCAGAATATGCTGAACCAAGGGCTGTTGGGTAGCGCCAGCGGCGCGCTGCCATATAGCGTCATATGCGATATCTCAAACAATCCACCGAGCAGGACCGGCCTTGGATATGTTCAGGCCAATGTCCAGATCCAGTACCAGTCCATAAACGACGTATTCATAATCAGTCTGGAGGGAGGGCAAACCGTGCAAGTAGCAATGCAAACGCTGCCAGCCGGCCAACCGGCGCAATAGGAGCAGTTTCATGGCTATTTCGGTCTTTTCGGTTGGACGGGATACTCAGCTCGTTGTTGTTGGGCCGTCAGGGACTATCAACCTTACCCACGTAACAGCATTTGAGAGCCGTCAGGTTACGCAATCAGTTCGAGTTAACCGGCTGGACGGCAGTCAATTGGGCGTCGAACTGCCGAAAGGTTGGGAGGGGAGCTTCGAGCTGGAGCGCGGCGATTCCGTGGTCGAAGACTTCATCGCAACGACCGAGCAGAGCTACTACAGCGGCTCAGTAAGTGCGACCAGCACCATGTACCAATATGTATCAGAAGTAGACGGGTCAACATCGACCTATCAGTTCGACTCGATCGTATTTCGTCTGTCCAATGCCGGATTGTGGAAGGGTGACGCAGCTGTCAAGCAAAAACTTGAATTCTTTGGATCGCGCAGGAGACGCATTTGATAACCCCAACCGATATCATTGTAAGCAACGCCAATAAAACGTCCGCGGTCATCGATCAGCTAGGACGAAAGCTCACCATTCGGCATATCAACGCGCTGGATCGTCTTCGATTGTTAAAGGCCGCTGGTCCGGAGCTCTCACAAAATGACGCCTGGCTGAATATGGCCGCCCTGGCAATCTCGGTTGTGGAGATCAATGGTATCCCCCGGCCAACGCCGACAAATGAGCGACAGGTAGAGTCGACAGTCTCCGAATTGGGTGACTGCGGTCTCCACGCCATCGCCGAAGCTCTCACTACAAACGATGAGCCAGCATCGATGTTCGAAGGTCCCTCGGAGGGAAACGTCGTGGGCACGCCGACCTGACTGAATGTCTTTATCTTGTCCGGTGTGGCGTGCCTTTCGATGTTGCCTTCTCGCTGTCTGACCACGATCGATGGAGTTTCTGCTATATTTTGCGGCGTATCGATCAACGTTCCTAACGCCACGTTTAAATTGGCATGAAATCGTCAACCATAGGATCGCATCACGCCCCGGTGCCCGATGGTCGTGCCAAATCTAACTGGAAACGGATGTCATGGCATATTCCCTACTTACGCTGGGTACATTCTCGTTCGAAGGTCTTGAGTCACCCGAACGAATCCACCTGAAGACAAAGCAGCGTCTCGTTGTTCATCATCTCGGATCGGGAGCGACGACAGTTGATTACCTCGGGGATGATTATGAGACCGTTAGCTTTGGCGGAATTTTCTCTGGAGCATATGCGGCTGACCGAATCCGCTCAATAGACTTTCTAAGAGTGTCCGGTGCGCCTGTGATTCTGGCCTGGAGCGCGAAGACCCTTTCGGTCATAATCAGGCAGTTCGAACTGGACTACTCGTCCGACCGTTGGATACCCTACAAACTTTCATGCTATGTAATTCGTTCACTCGACGCAAGGACGGCGAGCCTGGGCGACGTCATGTCCCTGTCGGCTGCTGCACAGGTAAATGACATGCTTGGACTTCTCACGAGCTCGGACATTACGCCAACATCAGATCAAATCGCGGCGCTCCTCACATTGGGCGGGCTTAATTTCGACACACCTCCTTCAGATGCACTTGGGCAGGCTGCGAGCCTGGCTAACGCAATGGCTGATGAACTCGAAACGCTCGCTCAATCGGTACAAACCGATGTTCCGGTCGATCAGCAATCACCATTGGACTCCGCGCCGTCCATTGCGGCTTTGGTTGCCAGTTTTGGTCAGCAAAGTGCTCTCATTCTAGGTCGCAACCGTGTGATGAATATAATAGCAAGCGCAGAGGATGTGGCTCAGCATTGACGCAATCATTTTTCGTACAGCCCGGAACCACACTATTTCACGTGGCAGCCGTCTATTTCGGTGATGCGACACAATGGTCCCGAATTGCACAAATCAACGGGATACGTGATCTTTACTCGTTCGGTGCGCCGGTAACGTTGATCCTTCCATCCGGGCTTTCAGGTCAAGGGTAGGAAAGTGCCCCGAAACACCATCACGGCCCCAACGATATGGGCCCAAATCAACGGTGCCGATGTCACTTCGATAATGCACGCGACTATATCGAATGATGGCCCAGGTAAAAGCTCTCGATTCGAATTAACGATAAGCATCGGCGGCAATTGGTCATTTGGTCTGTGGCCAGATCTGGCGAATGGCAAAGTCGCTGTGACAATATACATGCGAACTCAGCCGGGGGATCCCAGCTCCGTAATGTTCGATGGACTCGCCGATAACATTGCCGTCGATCCAATAAACGGCACGGTACGGATAGTTGGCAGAGACTATTCCTCCGTTCTCATCAGTTCGACGTACCAAAGTTCCTATTGCAACCAGACCGCCAGCGAGATAGCCACTTCGATTGCTGCCAGGCACGGATTTGATCCAAACATATCGCCGACC